CTGCGGTGGACCTTGCGGCGGGGGGCCACCGAGTTGCTGCAAGGACTGGTCTGCGCCTTCGGGCGGCGGCGGCGGCTCGGGCTGATTGACGAACCGCCCGGCGTCCTTGATGCCAAACCCTTTCTGCAGCAACTCTTGGTACAGGGCGGGCATGTTGACGACGCCAGCGTCGATGAACGGCATCGAGGCATCGACAATCTGCATCGCCGACTGACGACGGAAGGTCTCGTTGCGGGGCTCGGTCGAACCGCCCTGAACCTCGAAGTCGAACTTGCCTGCGATCCGGTCCTTATCGAAGTTGACCCAGCCCCGGATCGGCATGGTCACGATGCGAGCCACCTGATCGCCGGTCGTGTACTGCTGCATCAGACCAACGACGCGCTCGGCGATTTCGGACAGGACGAGTTCGACTTTGGCGAGCCGATCCTGGGCGCGTGCGTTGGCTGCGTCTTGGATCATGGCTGCTTCGGTCGCGGTGCGCCTGATCTGTTGCTGCGGGGAGCCGCGCTGGTAGTCGCTGACACCGGACACCCGGTCGATGTCTTCGCTGATCATGGCCGACTGGTCGAAGAACTCGGGCGGGCTGATGATCGCCGGGACCGACACCATCGCGTTGCTTGGGTCGCCGTCGCCTTGGACCGGGATGAACACGTTGTCGCGCTCGGACTGCATCGCATCGAGTCCGTCTTGATCGAAACGATCACGGGCGTACATCCATGCCCGGCGGAACTTCTTGCGGTAGTTGAACATCGCGGTGCGGGTCTCGTTCAACTCCAACTGCAACGACTCGATCTGGGCGACGTCGCCGATCGGATAGAAGTGATCGGGCACTTCGTAGTTGCGCAGCATCACGAACGGATGCCCGAACGCATATGGCATCTTGGTCGGCTTGATCAGGTAGACCGGCTCGTCCTGGTCGTCGGTGGTCGGGCAGAACGTGCAGACCTTGTAGCGCTTCAGGTCGTAGAACTCGATCACTTCGCAGAAACGGATCGCGCCGGGGTTCGGTTTATCGTTGCTGTCGCGTGCGTCGCCATCGTCCCATCGTGACCACGACGAACCAGAGACCCTCTTGCGTGCTGCGGTGAGATAGCGACCATCGACCTGCACGTCTTGTACCGGACGCCACGTCCGCTGCGCGATCCAACGCATCTCTTTCGGGTGGCGTGCATCGGGATCGACGAACATGTCAAAGATGCTGATGCGTTCGATGAACGGACGATCCTCGTCCCACATGTTCATCTCAGACTCGACGTTGCCCTCTTTGTCTTCGCGATCGTCGATGCCTTCTTCGGGCCCGGCGTCAGCCCCGTCGTTGTTGCTGTCTTCGGTGTCAGCCGGTTTGACTTCGGGCGGCTTCGTCCACTTGTAGCCGACCTTGACCCAGCCGTGACCGGCGAGCAGCCAGTCGTTGATCGACAGCCGGAACTCGCGCTGGTAGTCGTAGGTGCGCCACAGCCAGTTCAGCACTTCCTCGGTGATGATCGCCTGCGGTGCCGACTCGGGGTTGCGGGCATTGACGACGAAGCGCGGGTTGTTGATCGCCACGGCGGGGGCCATCACGTTGATCGTGGCGAACACCATGTTGACGACGAGCGCATCGGTCGACGGGTCGCCATTGAGGTACTGCCCTTGGTACAGGTCGATGTACCGCTTCCACGCCTTGTCGTAGTTGGTCGTCTTGGACGTGCGCCAGTTCTTCGAGCGCTTCAACTCGTTCTGATAGAAGTTGAGTAGCTCAGCCTGAGTCTTCACGTTTCTGCCCTCTCAATGTTGGGCCGCTTCGCCAACTCTTTCTCGGTCATGCCGAACTGTTGCTGGTGGTGTTCGGCCCGTGTCTTGTGCCAGCCAGAGCGGCCGACGAGTGCCCCGCCTCGGAACGCGAAGCTGACTCCGCTGACCCGACAACGGAAGCACTCGTCGCGCCCCGGTTCGGCTGGCTTGCCGCACTCGCAGTTCACTCGACGCCGGGCTGCTGATCCAACCAGGCAACGAGCGTGACCCGATTCTGGTGGGTGCGCTCGTAGTCGAGAATCTCTTGCACGATGCTGGTGCGCTCGCTGTCGTTGGGGAGCCCGGTGACGTACGCCTGGACGTCGGCAACCGAGGCATCGAGGATGCCGGGCGCGATACCACCAACCCAGCCAGTGCCCGTCCAACACGCGCGGCCGGGAGCGCCGGTCGTGCGGGTCTGCACGAACTGTCCACCGACCCAGCCAGTCAGCGGGCTGGCGACGACGACGTTCGGCGTCCCGCCCTGCAACGCTACGAGCGAGGCGGGCGGCAGTGAACCCTGCGGGGTCCAGATGCCGGGGATGCCAGCGGTGGCTCCCGTCGCCGGGACGGTCGGGGCCGGGGAGCCAGGGATCGCATCCCAGCCCTTCTGACCCCACGGCACACCGTCGTCGGGGTAGCCGCGCTTGTCGGTGCGCTGCCGACCGCGCTGATGACGCCCCTTGGCGTGCGGGCGCTGACGCTGCAGGAACGTCGTGGTCATCAGGCGTCAGCGCCCTTGCGCGTCTTGCTGTCGCTGACGCGCCCACCGTGGGTCTGTGACTTGTTGCCCTCGGCGGCATCGGCCAGTTCCTGACGAACTGCCTCGCCTTCGCCGTTCTCGATGCGCTCGTCCAACTGTTGCTGGCTGTACGGGCTGACGATCACGTTGTCTTCGGGACCGACCTCCGGGTCGTCGAGCGTGCGACCGTCCTGGAACTCGGTCAACGCCTCGACGTCGGAATCCTGCTTCTTACCTGTCATGTCCTTGCCTCCTGTGTTGGTGGTGATTCTGTCACTTCGGGCGCACCGCGAACGCGCCAATCGGTTCACGATCCTTGGTGATCGCCTTGCGGCCCTTACCCGCAATCACGTCGCTGAAACTGCTGCCGTAGGTCTGGCGCTCCCACCAGCCAAATGATCCTGGTGGCGGGTCTTTCTTGGGCGTGAAGTCGGAGAACCACACGTACTTCAACATCTGGCACGCGATCGCCAGGCTGATCACCCGGTCGTCGTAGGGCGAGCCGCTCATCTTGCCCTTGTCGGTTCGCACGAACGTCCGCAACTCGGCGAGGGTCTCGGCGTCGTGCAAGATCAGCTTGCCTTCGGGACGTAGCTCTTTCGCCAACTCGTCGATCATGAGTGGCTTGCTAACTTGCGTCGTGTGGAAGCCCAGTACGTCGGTCGGGACGGAGTGCTTGTACTTCGGGGATCGTTCGTAATAGATGGGGAAGTAGCCGGTGCGCTGAATGGCCTTCAGGACGGTCAGTCCATGATTGTTCGATTCCACCCCGAGCAGGGCCTGGCGGTAGAACTTGCCGAGCGGAACGAGGACATCGCTGCCGAACAGGTCGGGGTCGATGATGCCGTGCCAGTGCGCTACTACCTCACCGTTACGAGCATTGATGACGTGCGCCGATGCCTTGTCGCTGTGCTCCAACCCTTGGGATGGGTCAGCGCCCACGACATAGCGATCATCATTATTGGGCCACGTCCATATCCGCAGGGCACCCCCGTCTTCTACGAAGTGAAGTTCGGGAGTCAGGTAGCCGCGCGTCAGTGGATCAGACGGTTCAATCTCACGCAGCATCCGCAGATCGAATACCGGGCGTCCTGATTTCAGGAACGCATCCTCGGGGTTGTCGGGGTATTCCTGCGCCATCTGCCAGTCAGGAAGTTCGGCGCTGCGTGCGTCGTACCAATCCTGATCACGACCGTTGGCTGACCACGGAAAGAACAGCGGCTCGAAGCGGTTGTTGCCGCTGATCGCTTCGCCCCACAGGCGGTGGAACAGGTTGCCCTCACCATTTGCAGTAGAGAGCATGATGATCCGTCCACCAACATCGGCGACCGGCTCGATCGCGCCCCAGGCTTCCTCCGAGTTGGGCAGGAAGGCGAGTTCGTCGACGACAACGAGATATGCCGACTCGCCGCGGGCTGGGTCCGATGCTGATGGCAGCGACTCTATGTAGCTGTTGTTGGTGAACTGCATCGTGGTCAGCGTCTGGTTGACGGGACCACCACGGAACTTCATCCACTCGGGCAGGAACTGGTAGCCGTACTTCGATTTGCCGAGCAGCTTGATCGCCTCGCGCTCGGTGCGTGACAGCATCAGCACCGGGCGGTCGGCGTAGAAGAACACCAGCCAGAACGCGAACGCTGCGAGCAGCGTCGAGAATCCGATCTGGCGCGCTTTGAGGATCAGGCTGTAGCGGTGGTTGAGCCACGACTGCACGGTCTCGATCTGAGCCTCGAACAACTCGAACTTGATGCGGCCCTTCTCGGGGTGACGGATGAACCAGTAGTGCTCGCAGAAGTAGATGAAGCCGTCGAGCAGCTTGGCCGAGTCTTGCGTGTTTGGCGCGCACTTGCGCCACTCACGCTCGTTCCAGATTTCCTCGAACGAGTAGTCGGCTTCGAGCAGATCGGTCACACCCGGACGCCGCCCTCCATCGCGTCGTCGTAGTGCCCGTTGGCCGAGGGCAACGGCTGGTCGTTCTGCTCCAACTGTTGGATGCGGGCCTGCGCCGCTTCGAGTTGCATCGTCAGCGCCTCGACCTGGGCGGTGGCAACACCGAGGCGCTGCGCCAACCGATTGATGAGCACTTCCTCGAAGCTGGATTCCTGCTGCTGATCGCTCATCGCGGCATCATCCCCGCCGGGTTGATGACTTCGGGATCGGGAGGCCAGGCCGCGATCACGGCTTGCACGATCGACTCGTCGGTGACGACATCCTGATCGTGGCCGGGAGCGCCGCGCCCGGACAGCACGCCTCCCTCGTACGCGGCCTGCACCGCGTTGGCGACAGCCCAGTACATCGACGTCAGGTTGATAAACCCGTTGCGCACCTGGGCTGCGAACTGTGTCTCCTTCAGGTCGGGGTTGTTGAGCGCCTCGTTCTGAACCGATGCGGTGATGCGCTGCTGTAGCTCATGGTCATTGGCGGCATCGACCACCGTGTTGAAACTCATACTGGCTTCCCTTCTAGTTGTTCGATTCTGCGGAGCAGAGCCGCCACCCCTGCGAGGGCGAGAGTAGCGACTGTGCCAACGTTGACTGTTTCCGGCTCACGATCTGGACCGAGGTAGACCGCTTCGGGCAGCAACTCCCACAACGCTTCGGCGCTGACACCGAGCCGCTCTTTGTCGTTGAGGGCGATGCAGCACGGATCGTCGGACGTGCCGTCGCAGGGGTCGATGTCGCAGTCGTGGTCGTGATTCTCTCCCGGCCCCCATGTGTTCTGTGGGCGGATGCGTTCGCGGTAGCGGATCAGCTTGACGCCACGCACCCGGTCGAGCACGCCCCGGTCATCGAGTTCGTCCACATCGGTCTTGAAGCGCAGCGACGACCCGACATTGAACGCCGAGGCGATGATCGGGATGTACCCGGTGTTCGGATTGTTGTTGGCGACGAGTATTTCGCCGCTGCTGCCGTTGCAGACCCAGATCGGAGCGACACCCGACTGAGATGGGTTGAGCGCGATTGCCGCCATCGACACGTTCGCCGCGGCGGCGCCGTTCTGCGCCACGATCTGCGCGCCCGCCCAGTTCTTGTTGCCGGTCGTGTAGGTGTCGTTCTTGATCCACACGTTGGCGCTAAGACTGATTCGCGACAAGTTGTTGGTCATCAGCGAGAACTGACCATCCGCTTCCCAGCGAACGCCAGTGTCCGTGTCGCTGGAAGCGACCAGCATCCAACTCGCGCCGCTCCGAAAGCCACCATTGGAAGTGATGTAGCCGGTCGTGAAGTGAACGCCGTTCTGCATATAACCCATCTCGACTCCGGCAGCGGTGCGGAAGTGCATCGTGTCGGTGTCGATGTAGGTGTTTGAGCCACCCATCATGTACAACTGCTGACTGCTGCCCTGGATCTTTACTGGGGTCGGCCCGAGGAACAGGTTGCCCTTCGGCAACAACACCACGTCGGCGGGCGTGCCGCATCGAACGTAGGTGGCGTTGTCGACTCGAAGCTCCGCAAGCCCGCCGTCAGCGTTGACGTAGGTGTCGTTGCCGAACGCCAAGAATCGGTAGGTAACACCCGGCGTGTAGCCACCAGTCCAAAGGCCCGGTGCGTTGTGCGAGGGATGCGTTCCGATTGTCAGACCGGCGAGCACGACCTGCGTGCCGCCTGCGTTGATCGACAGCGGTACACGAGCGTTGACCGAGCTATAGACGTACAGGTCTTTGGTGCCGTTGGCCGAGTAGTCCTGGCCGATCTGCCATCCGCTGCCGATCTGAATCTGTGCTCGGCGTGACGTGGCATGAATCGACTCGGTGATCTGTAGTCCCGGTGGATAAACCGATGCGTCGGTGACGCCGATGTTCACCAAGCCGCCGAGCGGATTCAACTGCATCGTCGTCACCGAGTTGCTGTTGCGAGCCTGGATTTGCGTCGTGCTCAGCGCCAGGTTGTAACCGGCCGGGCTGCTGATGGTGAGCGGATGATTGGTGCTCGTCAGCGCGAGCGGAGCCGTGCTCGTCAGGGCCAGCTTCGGCATCGTGGTAGACCACAACGCGTCGCTGAGTGCGGACGACTGCTTGACGAGGATGTCGCCGAGCACACCGCCAGCGGGCAGCGGTCCACCGGCTGACCCGAGGCTCTGCCACGCTCCGCCGACTCGAACTTTCAGGACACCCATAGCGACTCCCTCATACCGATGTGTCGTACCAAATCTGGGCGTTCGGGTTGGTGGCGATCGGGTCGGTCGCCCCAACCTCAACCTCGTTCATCAGGTCAACGTACTGTTTGGTCGCGGCGTGGAGCGCTGCTGTCGGATTGCCGGGAAGCGTGACGGGAGAGGACGCCGTGATACCTGCTGCATTGATGATCAACTTCGCGGCGTAGTTGACATCACGAATCCAGACGGTGCCGCCGTCGAGGTACAAGTCTTTCGGCGGCAACCCAACGGTCATGTACGTGTCGGTCCCGGTGATCTGCGAAGAACCGATGTACAGATTCCCTTGCGCCGCGCTCCCCAATGACAGCGGAACCCCGATGGACACTTGGTCATACCGCCACCGCTGCACTTCTCGCGGATTGGCATTCGTCGCGTCGTACAGACTCAGCGCCAGGTTGCGCCCGCCATCGACGTAGGGGTTGGATTGGAAGATGTACCTGTATGAGTTACTGGCGGCACGGCCGTACCAAGTTTGATAGCCGTCACCCACCATCGTCAGCGCAACCTCTGATTGACCCGCTGCCGTATTAAGCGTCAATGCGTTGTAGCCACCTACGGGGGTGATCGTCGTCGGGCGGCGAGCGGTGATCTGATCGCCGCCGAGCGTCAGTACGTCAGCCGAGGGCGGGCCGCTGATGGGATCGCCCATTTGCCACAGTGTGAAATGAAGCTTGTTGCCAGCAACATTGCCGCCGTTGTGATCGGACCACATCCAATGGGAGTAGCCGCCACCGTTCCACTCGAACATGACCTGAGGCAGCCTGGCGGCACCTTCGCTGAGGCCAGACTTCAAGATGACCGACTGACCGAACGGACGTCCGAGGTAGTCGAAACCTGCGAGCGGATTGCCGTTTGAATCCTGAACGTTGATGATGCTGGCGCTCTGATTCAACGCCTGCCTGACGACCAAGCCGTTGTAGTTCGGGTCGCCTTGGTAGATGCCGACCGACCGATCGAACTGGGTGACATAGGTGAAGAACTGAGCGAGGCTGTTGCCGTTCGCGTCCATGAACTTGACGGCCGGGAATGCGATCTGGCCCGGTGCGGCTTTGACCGTCAGCCCCACGGCATTGACGTTGTTCGCCTGGAACTCAACGCCCTTGTGCTCGTTCCAAGAGAACGGGTAGCGCGACTGCGCCGAGTAGGCCGACGAGCCCGCGTAGATGTTGAGCGATCGCCAATAGACCACATTGCCCGCCGCCCACACGGTGTTCTCGATCGTGATCCGCAACTTCTGTGTACCGCCGTCGTAGCAGTTGATCGCTTGCAGGATCAGCGGAGCCTCTTGAATCAACACGTTCGCTGTCGGGCCGAATGTGAGCGGTGCCCCGACACCGGCCGTGCCACCGGACGCGTCCTGCTTCTCGATCAGCAGGATGCGACCCTGGGCGCCGGTCGAGCCGCCCACGCCGCGCAAAGCAACAAGCGTCGGGAACCTGTACGTCAGCCCCAGATCGACAGTGATTCGTAGGTACTTCGTGTCCTGCGTGAAGCTGCTGTTGCTGCCAGGGTTGCACAAGAGCTTCTTCCCGAGCGCCGGATCGAGCGCCGTCCATGTCGCGTTGTCGGGCGATGTCTCCATCGCCGTAGGCGTCAGGAACGCCGAGGCGAGGAACATGCCGTTGTCGTTCTCGGGGATGAAGATCGGGGACTGCGGGAATGTGTAGTTGAACTCGTAGTTGGCG